GGATTATATGCCAGAATGGGACGTTTACAACAAACGTGCCGAAGATAATCGATATACTCGGAAAATATTTCAAAAATATCAGGAACAATTGCCTCAGGAAGGAGAAATGTGTAACATTGAACAACAAGACCGCCAACCTGAGAAACCAACCACACAAGAACAGTACCTCGAAAGACAACTACAGTTTAAAGAACAAGGCCTCTACCCTAAGACTGATGGTGGATGTGAGCCAAGTGAGTTGGAGCCTAATAAACCAGAAACATCGATGGATATCCGTACAAATTTGACTGACATAGATATTAAGGACTATATTGTTTGCAGATACGCTATGTACCAACATCCTTATCTATCTAATTTGTTAATGAGATACCGATACTACAGAAATAATTGCGACAAAGCACCTGTTATACCAGAGGAACAATTAGCCATTCTAGAGAACAACGACCTCATCATATATACTGATGCTCTTATACATAAGCCCACAGTACATGTCGTTACCCGGGAACTGACCCCTAGATTAGAGCAAGCTCGCAAAAATTTTCGCTGCACCACAGATAAACGATTAAGCCCTGCTGAAATGAATTATTATTTTGGCCGAACGATGCTAAATGTAGTAATGACTCAATTGTCGAACTTCGATAAATATTACGTAAATGACCGAAACATACAATTTACTGCACATGAGATAATCTGCCAGTTTTTAATGAACTCGCATCGACGATTACCACATATGAATTTGGTCAACGCTATTACCCCCGAAGATATTGAGTTTACACGAATGAGTATTCTTCCTAAAGAACACTTTGTTCGACTTCCATTTACTGGGAAGGTTGTAGAGTTTTCATGGAAAATTGAATCATGGGTAAACAAATTGTTATTTGATAGTGCTTTACATGTTTACCTTTTTCAAATCCCCTCTGCAGAACCAGTTCCCGTGACCGAGTCGTCATACCTTTAGAGGTAGACGGCTCCATCACAAGCTCCCGAGTTGTATCTGAGGAAAGAACTTTCCAGATAGTGACGCATAACACTTCGAGTGTGTGCGACACGGAAAATTTTGACTGGCTTCGTACAGTAAAAACTAAGAAAGTCAAAATGCCTTTTTATAAATATCAGCTAGATTTCCCAACTCGTTTTCACAAAATGTTCCCAATACAAACCGATAGTCACGGCTGTTTTGTTCATCCGTTCATACGAATAACAGACAATGTATCACGAACACGACCATATGCAGTAAGTTTACCTGGTGGCACTTTAGACACACCGATATGTACGAACCCTGATTCAGTGGTTAATGTATTATGTGCCTATTTCAAACGAATTACACCTGAAATGCCACTTCCTGATTTAGGGAAGTTGAGCAGGCTGAAGATTTTCGTAGCTGATTGGATAGCCAAAAATCTTGTGCCACTACCACAACGACAGAATGATGAGAGACAATATTTTGAGGCCTGGTTGGCTCAAAATAAGACATACAATAATGCGAAAAAGATAAGAATGCAAATTATTTATGACACACTATATCCGTTAGGGGGTGTGAGAAGTAATCTTGAAGAGAAGGATTATTACATAAAGAGTTTTATTAAACGAGAATTCTATGAAGTTATCAAAGTTTGCAGAATGATTAATTCGCGTTCTGACAGATTTAAGATGAGAGTAGCACCTTACATACATGAAATTGAAG